GTACTAATCCCTTGTTTAGACATTACTTAAAAACGTTTTTTCTTTATTTATAGTTAATATGGAGGGTTATCATCCATAGTCGCAAATTCACTATCAACTGACACTACATTTGAGTTAGCTCTCTTTGTATCGTAGAAGAAATTATTGTCAACAACCTTATTTACCTCAGCTGTTCTTGCTTGAGCAAATGTAGCGTCTCCAATCTGTTGAACTTTTAATAATTCATCATCTATCTTTAGGATATCACCTTTTGCAAGTGATCCAATACCAGACCCAACGGTGATACCTTGATCAGTAGCACTAAGAGAATCATTTACAGTCACATTGAGAAGTTTATTTTTCAGAGGTGTCTGTATGATATTATCAATCATTATCAAGGCTTGTTTATTTGGATCTTGAACTTTCAAAATATGAGTTCCAGTTCCCAATCCAACAAAATCAAATGGTAATGATGTGGATAAACCAGCAACTCTAAAGTTTACATCATCAACCTTTTGAACAAATAATTCATCAGGCATGACATCTGTTCCACACTCTACTGGTGTAAGTAGTATGTTGTTTGTTGGTGTTGCACCACCGATGTATGTGCCTGCAATGGATATTGTATTTGTGACAGCATATCCTGTTCCACCAGTAACAACCTCCACACCAGCAATATCTAAATTACTGTCTCTTGTAATATTAAAGGTTGCACCTGTACCAGATCCGTCGTTTGTTGATGGAACATTAGTGTAAGTTGTTTCTATTCCAACTCTAGATCCTGTTGTTTTAGTGACAGGGAAAGATAAGTTGTTTGCTGGTGTAGCTCCACCTAGATATGTACCAGCAATACTTACAGTTTCACCAACAATATATCCTTCACCACCCTTGATCAAATTGACAGCTGTAGATATACATTGTCCAGTTCCTTGATCAAAATCAAATTTAACTTGGAATACAGCACCAGAACCTTGTGTGGCGATGCCAGGAACTCCACCATCAATACTACCAAATCCATACAAGACAAAAACAGCGCCTGGAGGATTCTGTGTCGCAGCAGTTCCTGTTACTGGGCCTGGAATTTGAACGTTATATCCATTCTCAAACATAGAACTTCCACCTACACCAGAAGTAACTGCAGCCATTACAATGTCCTTAGTCCCTGATGTATAGGATGTAGTTCCTATTCCTATCTTAGAACCACCTTGAGTGTCAAGGCTAACAGTCTGTCCTGTTTGGAAATCGTGATTCTGGATAGAAATAGTATTCAAGTTAATGTCAACTATGTTTGAATCTGCTGCATTATATGTTTTCTTAAATGCTGGTCTTCCACCAGTTGTTAATTGGAATTGTTTACTACCGACTAATGTTCCTGTTCTATCATGAGCACCATTAAATCCACTAGAGATATCATCAAAAGATATAACCTTATTGGTCTTGTTCATAATGAAGCTCTTGATTGGTCTACCTTCTGGGAAGAAGATTCTCTGTACAGAACCATCTTCTAAGGCATCATCTTCAGTTACCATGGCAAAGTTATCTCTCTTGCCCATGTAAATTTCATTATCAACGTTTATGATCAAATTAATTTGTGTATCCACAGGTCTGACCTTCATATTGGCAGACTTAGCAATACCTACTTCAACAGGAGCATTCCTGATAGGATCACTTTCAATAACAAGATCAGAAAATTCTAAAAATCCAGATGGGTGAACAATTGATTTTACAGATTCTTTCCATGTGGTATATGGCAGAGTGCTCTTGATTGAGTATGAAAACTTCTGGAAATAGAAGTTATCTGATAATCTTTGATTGAAGTCATTAAGAATACCCACTTCCATGTCATTCTTAGAGACTTTATCTCTTGTAACTCCAAGTGTCGTGTTAACACTAAATCTGTTTACATCTCTGACACTACCTTCTAGTTCAGACACTTCACCGAACAATACATCGCCAGGTGCAAGAGTTCCGATTGTATCTCTTAATCTAAGTTGACTGATATTACTATTCCAACCATTTTCAGCAACAACACCTTCAAATTTAGTAGATGTGACCTTTTCTCCAGATAAGTATTTTGCATCATTGATCAATGTCATCTGGAACTTAGCCATATCATTGAAATTGACTATAGAACCTAGTGTAAAGTCATCATCATAAGTTCCTAGAGTTACAGTAGATATTCCAGCCACATCCGCCATACTAAACTGTACAGTTGCATTTGTGGTGTTTACACCTGTAACAGTAAAGAATGAGAAGTCATAGTCTGCTGAGTTGAAGTTACCTTCACCAGATTGTAGTGATGCTGGTTTGATTCTACATCCTTCAACAAATACTTTGTCACCAATCGCAAATGGTAACTTAGTTTCTGTCGATGCATACCCAGTTATGATTGGTTTGTTAAACTGTTGGTCTAATAATAGTTCAGCAGTGACAGTCGTTCCACTATGACTGATAGCATCAATATCATAACCATTAGAGTTATTAGTTGTGATGATACTTAGTGGTTCTTTAAACTCAAAAGCATTTTTGATAATTTCAACTCTATCTACAGATCCACCAGATATGTGTGCAGCTATTTGAACATTACTGTTACCACGAACAGCAAGAGATGGTGGTTGATTATATCTTGTCCCTCCATCAAGAACTTTGATCTCATTGATTCTAGAAATACCACTTATATCGACTATTGCTGGTACAGCCAAGAATGGTAAAAGAGTTGGATCAGTAGGATAGTCAAATCCATCTTTTATTCTTTCTATAGACTCAATTCCACCAATATCAGGTGATGATACTTTTACAACAGCGTCTGTACCCTGTGTGCTTGCAAAACCAATGACTTTAGGTAAAATAGTGTATCCTTTGCCTGGGAAATTTATCTTAGTTGAAAATACAGGGCCTTTTGCACTAGAAGATGTCGTGCTGTATGTAACTGTACTTACACCAGTTCTAGAGACAAATTTTTCAGATTCTAACGGTGGCTTTTTTAAGTTGAATGTAAATGTTTTATCATCTTTGACTAAAACTTTGTGATCTGCCTTAAGGACGATATCATTCAGTGTTATGTTGTTTCTTCCAGTAACTTCATTGTCAGAAGAACCAAATGTCTTCCTAGTGTCTGATGGCACAACAGGAGTCAAATTGTAATATGTTTTTCTTGGCCAACCAGTGTCAGTCCTTATTGTCACCGTAGCATTGGCATTGCCAGGAATACCATCCCTAGTAATATTGAATCCACTTAGGTTTGTACCATAAACATCTAATTTGTTATTGAAAGATAGATCTTCAAAAAAGTCTAATCTCATATCTTCCAAACTCACATCAGATACGTCAAATACTATAGAGTTTCCATTAGTAAAACTGAGTGGTGGGTTTATCTTAGCAATGAAACTTAAATTGTTAGCAGTTGGAGTCGATACTGTAGAAATTGAGACTGGATTAGAATCAAAAACATCTGATTTGTATTTGCAAAGTTTTATGGAACTTGGATCTTCTCTAAGAATGAAATATGTTTCATTATTGATTAATCCGTTGATCGTGTTGCCATTGTCATAGTAAACTACCTTATCGCCACTTTGTAAGTCTTGATTAGAGATGTTTATCTGAGTTAAATCAGCAGAGAAACTTGTATAAGTAAATCCGACTTTCTCTGTAGTTACTTTAGCAATTACAGGGTCAAATCTTATTGTTGCCGATTCAGTAGATTGAGGTAATGTCTCTAGTGTAATCAAATCACCAGCTTGTAGTTCATGAGCTGTGGAAACACCTACTTCACCAAAGAATCTCTCTACTTTTGTAGTTACCTGTGGATAAGTTGTTGCAAAAGAATGTGCAAGACCAATATTTGATCCTACATTATAAAACCATATAGCATCACCAACTGTAGGGAATCCGACAGTTGATAATCCAATGTAATCTTTGTCAAAATCAATTGCATAGACATCACCATCAGGAAGAACCGCAGTTCCAACTCCAGAAGTTGCCCCAGCAGCGACTTTTGCCCAAACAAGAGATGTATTACCAACACCCATGTTATAGACTAGCCTCTGTCCAGTAAAGAACTTATGATCCTTAATGAAAATTCTTTGTTGTGGAACAAAACGATTTTCTACAGTTTGAATTGCTTGTGTTCCTAAACCAGTAGATGTTAGAGTATAATGTGTACCAGTAGATCCAATACCAACAGTATTTGTTGGATTAAAGTATTCAATAAAGTTCTCAAATGTATATTGACTTACGGTAGAAGTGCCAACAGGGAAAAGGAATTTATTTGGTTTTAAGAAAACATTATCTATGCCAGGCTGGTGTGTCATTGCAGCACCAACGAAATTATCTCTGTTTACGAACAATCTAGAGAACGTAGTGTCAATGCCTGTGACGGTCATGTTCTCTGTTCCGATTCCTATGGTATCACTTGGAGAGAATCCTCTGGTATCTGTTACAAAGATATGTGTACTGAATCCAGTAACAGTTACAGTGTCTACGAATGTGGTTAGTCCTACAGACCTGTTAATGACTTGTACTTTTTGAGGGCCATTAAATTCTGTAAATTGAGATGTGTCGATACCACTTAAAACTATAGTTTCACCATCAGCAATATCATGTGGAACTGTTGTTACACCAACGATAGTTTTTTTATCTAATCTAAGTGTTGTATTTGAAAATGTTGATATACCAAGTTCTAATGTCTCAACCTGTTTACCTAATATTTCACTTACAACAATATTCGCTCCAGTTCCATTTGTCCCTGCGTTATCTAAATCGAGAACATCATCTATCTTGTAGTTGTCTCCCCTAGAGAAGACAGTTACAGATGATATGCCAGAACTCTTTGTTGTGATAACTTCAAACTCTTGTTTGAGTGCGTCTTTGACATCATCTATCAATTCATAATCAGAGTTACCGAATGAAAGGTAATATGGTGCTATATTTCTAGTTACATTTCTACTTGCAATATCAATATCTTGGTTGAAGAATGTTACAAAATTTTCTTCAATTGGTGTATCTTTAAATTGATTACCAACCATGTATGGGAATTTAGGTTTGGCAATACCACTAGAATCCACTTCCACTGAATAGAAGTAAGCATAAGTTCCATCTGGGAACTGTGGTGTAACACAATAACGCCCACCATACTCATCTAGGTCGCCAGAGTTGTCATAGATGTAATCATTGGTAAAATATCCAAATGCAAAGCCAGGAGGCCTCAAACCCGCCCTAGTAGACGTATCAAGAATATATCCAGTTCTGAGTCTGATGATTGCACCACCAACAGAGTTTTGATAACCATATGGGCCATAGATTGGATTACCATCATAGGCATATCCTAATATTGGTGAGTGAAAAGCATTAGGTGTTTCTAAGTTTGCAGAATCAATATTATCCCCTAATTGATATCTTAATTTTTGAGGAGGATACATTCCAATAGTCTGTAATTGGAATTCTGGGTTGGTGCTTGGTTTTGTTAGTATAGAGTCTTCTACATTGATTATATTTTCATTCTTTTGTACTTGGTTTATCTTCCATTCTCTAACATTACCTATAAACTTAGCATTCTTTCCTCTATTCTGTAAAAGTAGTATAGTATCACTACTTCCATAACCAACACCACCATCGAGTATCTGTACACCAGTTATTCTGTTATCAGTAATTACTGGTCTGATATCTGCAAAGTTTCCTGTAGGACTAGAGATAATAATGTCAGAGTCTTCACGATACCCTTTACCGTTAGCAAGAATCTGCACATCAACGATAGTGCCACTAATAATGATTGGTTTTAGTAATGCTCTTGCAGTGATAGTTGATATTCCAACATCAGGCCTTCTTTGGAAGTCCATAATATTAGTACAACCATATCCAACTCCACCCTCCTCTAGATAAACATTATCAATAGATCCAAGAACTAAGGGAGCAATCTCTGGTTTGATAATCGTGGTAACAGCGATACCAGATAAACTCTCAATGTTTACCACTATAGGCGGATATGATATAGTATGCCTACCACTACCCAGACCACGAATTACAGCGGTTTTATTTTTGTCATAATTCGTAAAGTTTCTTTGTGAGGAAACCCCAACATCACAAAGTCTAAATCTATTAGGATCAATTACCTTAACGGCATACTGAGTTGTTGTAGATAAACCAGAAGCGACTGTTCCTGTTGTAGAGTATTCTACTATCTCACCGTTACTGAAATGATGTCCAAATGCCAAGATGTAGTCATCAGATGTACTAATACCTGTCTGCACATCTCCGTTTACTGGTCTTGATGGTACAATTACTTTTCTATTTGAATATCCAGAACCAGATTCCTTTACATAAATCTTTGTTATCGTATTTTTTGCCTTTACTGTAGTAAGTCTATGGAAACCGAAACTTATATTTCCAATGTTAACTGTATTGATACCAACTTTAGCATCTTCTGGAGTATTATGAAGTTTTAATTTCTTTTCATTTACAGGTGCAACATAATAAACAGATCCACTAACCACGTTTACGATTGGTGTATTGCCTCTTGAATCATAAACGACGGCTTCACCAACTTCAAAATTATGTCTATCTTCAAATGAAATAGTCTCATCAGTTGTGTTGACGGATGAACCATCAGCCTTAAAGTTAGCAACAATCTTTCCTTTGACTAAATTAGACTCTAAAACTGCACCACTACCATTACCACCTTCTACAGTAATCTTTGGCTTATCTTGATATCCGATGCCAGGTGAAATAAGTTGAATCTCTTTAAAAGATCCAGATACGTTCGCATGTGCTACAGCACCAGAACCTTGTTGGTCTAATATTACAACAGGAGGCCCTGTAATAACATCATAACCTTCGCCTGGGTTTGTAACAGTAATACTGGTTAAATCACCATGAAATATCTGTTCATCAAAGACAGTAGGAGGAAATAGTTCTACACCATTTGCCATAAGACCCACTGGTCTGTTATTTACCTCTCTTTTGTTTGGATCATCGAATAATTCTCTTTCTTTTACGAAGGGATACTTTCTGAGTATCTTTTGGTTCTTAAGTGTCTTATTTTCCCAACCAGATTTATAGACATACTGGCCAGGTGTTGATGTTCTGACTGCAATGTACTTTTTAGAAAATACGTCAGATCCACTGAATGATAGGTAAAAGTCAGTTTGGTTGACAGCAGTTACAAAGTAGATACCAGTTGATATACCACTATTAGTAGTATTGTCCCAGTAAATCTTATCACCAGTCACATAGTTGTGTGGAAGTAGACTAACACCCGCTGCAGGGTCGAAGGCAGGGTCATATGACTGTATAGTATAAGTAAACCCTCCACCATTTAAAGGCGTGCCAAATCCGTCCACAACTTCAACAGAACTAGTCTTCACCCATACCTTATTATCAGTAGCAAAGATAGGATAGTTAGGTAAACCAGAAGAAGCTACATAAAAGAACTTTTCATCTTTATCGAGGTAACTATTTTGGATACCTACTGTAAATTGATCAACTCCAGCAAAATAATTTGAGTTATGAGATGCTTTAGTAACTGTTTTCGTAATTACAGTTGGATCTGTTGGTATAGCACCGTTAGTTTGAACAACAATCGTGTTAGAGTATACTTGATCTACGTTTGAAGCGTCATATTCAATTTGTTTTACTGTAATATCAACTTCATTCCCAAGATTATTCCTTAACTTCAAAATTTCGTCAACATAGAACACACACTTGTCAAATATCGAAAGTCTGTAAGTGTTTACGTTTACCTGACTGATTGTGGCAAGATTATGACTTGATGGTACGTTGTAAATCCAGTTATTGAACTTTGGACTGTCGGATAAGTCTTTACCAAAGGATAATAACTTCAAACTATCGCCAACTTGCATATTAGTTGACTGAGAAGTATCTACTTGGTCAATAACGTTAACAAGTCTGAATTGTAACAAGGATGTTTGTCCAAATCCAGCATAAGCGTATGCCAACTTGTTTTCAAGAACGTCTGCACCAAAAACTAAAGATGTGGTAAGACCTGTAACATTCAAAAACTGGTTTACGGTTTTATCCGTGTATCTAACGCTTAAAAAGTTTGCTCCTTCTCTTGGTTTTACTAAAAGTGTGCCACTTTGTCCAAATCCCACTGTAGAATCAACTACAAGAGAGGTTGCATCTGCTGGAGTAATTTCTAGTGACTTAGTTTTTCCAGGCACCTCAAAAGATCCATCAAATGATGTTGAGTCGAGAGATATTTCGTAAAAATCAGTTTGATTTATTGGTCTATACTCTACATTGTAAATTGAAGCACTCGCAGTTCCAATTCCAGCAATATCTTGATATAAGAAGTTACCTACAGTCTCTAATGGTTGTCCACCAAACAAGTTTTCAGCTAGAACATGTTTAGTTTTGAAATATACGTTATTAGAAGGTACTAATGTCCTATCAATCGGTTTTATAATTTCAATCTCTTGACCATACAACAGTTTGAAGAGAATCTTGTATGACGCATCAGTTCCTTTCGCCATATAGAAGTCTTTTGCTCTTGTAAGAACATTAGTAATTGATGTTCCCTCAGTAAAAGCTCTATTTTCAAAGCCAGGTAAAAATTCTGTCTTAAATTTAGTAAAAAATTCTTGTAAGAAGAGATTACTTAAGTTAGTTACTGTAGAACCAGTAATATGAACCTCAGCACTTGTCTCAGCAAAGTTTGCAAACTCGGCATCGTCTTCTTTTGATAACTGATCAATGCCACTGAATCCTCTAGCGCAACCAAGGAAAGCATTATCAGATTTACTTGTATATGTTATTATTTCATTGTCAATTTTCAACAAACCATAAGTGTCAGGCCAACCATCTGTGGATTCTACAAATATAGTCCTATCTCCAGCATAGGATGATGCAGTCAAGATAGTTGAAGCAATAAGTGTCTCATTATTGAACGCACTAATCTGCCTATACTCCGCCAAGTTACTGGCTAAGTCAGTCATACCAGACTGATGCTCTTGTGATTCGTAATATTGGGTTAAAAAACTCTTGAATAGAGGAGACTCCTGATTTAAGAACTCAGGAATTTGAGATTCTATTAAATGAGAGATTTTTACTCTTTTAATATCCGTCATTTATCTGGTATAGATTGATTCGCTAGCGTAACTAGAAGTTTTAACGTATGCAGTTGCAGAAGTATTTTCTCCAGAAGATATAACGTCTGGTAGTGCGTTTACTTGACTGTTTGGCACACTTAATTGTAAATACAAATCTTTTAGGGCAATAACGTCATTAGAATCTGGTATTGCTTCCACTTCAATGACTCCACTGGAGAGTGAAGCACCTGTTATATTTACCACATCCAAATTAATCTCTCCGTGGACGTAATCCACAGTACCAGCGTCATTCTTGACAATTAGTGGTAGGTTATTTACGAGTTTAAAGAATACTAATTTACCAACAGTTGTTCCAGCAGTAGGAATATCACCCAAATACAAAGTTCCATCAATACCACTGACCGTAAATCCTGTAGATCTTATGCCATACCCATTTGGTTGGTCATAAAAAGCATTTCCGTAGCAAAGTTCATATGTTGCAAAAGTATTCAACTCAGGAACTATATCTCTCCTCATTTTGATTCGAGTAATGTTGGATGTGATACCTCTAGCAGAAGCATCTACCAACCCAATAACTTTACTATACTTAAATCTGCCTCCAAATGAGTTTATATCAGATGATTGAGAATATGTTGTTAAAGTTTTTGTTACGGCAGTAATTAATTCAGATACTTCCGATGTTGCGTTGGTATTATAGTAGACTGTTGTATCAACTTCCACATAGAGATACTTAAGATCGATAATTTCTGGTTTTATACCAGCAATCGCATATTGTTTTAATTTTCTTGAAATATCATCTTTTGTAATCTGCGATAAGAAAGCACCATCTTTAGGTTTGATTGAAATAAAGACTTTTCCATACTCAGGTGGATCTAGTTCCTCTCCACCGTAGGCAGTCACAGAATCGACGTTAGGATATACGAATGGAATTATACCTGTATAGTCATTTGCGGTCACGGCACGGTATTGTGATGAGTATATACGAGGTGCTAAGTATTTGATTGTGCTTACATCCTCAATATCATCTCCCATCTCTGATTTCTGGGTTGTTGTCAATACAGACATACCAGAAGTTATTGTTGTATCAGTATCGTCTCGTAAAATTCCTACAAATGAGAAATTTCTAGATCCATTTCCTAATCTTCCGTTAGTTACAATGTAAGATACAGTAATAATTGCTCCAGCAGGCGGTTTTTTACCAATAATTCCATCACCAAACAAAATTTCATACTTTTCGTCTTCAATTTCTTGAATTAGGAATAATTTGGAGGTAGAATCAACTTGTAAAATGTTATTGTAAAGAGAATAAATCTCATCTGTGCTAGATCTAACAGTTACTCTAATAGAAGTAGCGTCAATATTAGCATTTGGAAGTATAAATCTTTGATTTGGTTGATTATAGTCAATCTGAAATGATTTTTCGAGATATATTCCTTCGTAAATCTTTAAATCATCAAAAGTAGCGATATTATTAACACCAACTGTTGCTACAAAGTCATCTGGAATAGAAAAAATGTAGTTTCCACCAGCTTGAACACCTAATGCTACTTGTCCAGCCTTCAAAGTTACTATTTTTGTGTCATTTGTCGATAGGTCTACACTAAAATTCACTATAGCTTGTGCAGATCTAGCTGATCTTGGGATATAACCTATATTTCTAGCAAGAGAAACTACGTTTTCACGCAAAGTCGCACTGTCAAGGAAACATTCATTGACTGCCATGTTGGTATTGTAAGCAGTAATGTATGAGTTGTACGCTAAAAGGTCAATTAGTGTAGAAAAGTTTGATCCTTCAAAGTCAAAATCAGCAAAATCACTATTTACACGAAGGTAATCTTTGATTTGTGCTCTAAGACTCTGGAAATCTAGGTTTGTAAACTGGTTAAATGACATTATATCCTAGTTGATTGAAGAATAAATTCTATATCTTGTCTTGGAACAGTTAATCCAACGATATCATACGCAATTTGTATCAATAATTCGTTAGTATCTAACGGATAAACCACTTGAACACCAATATTGGCAACTCTTGGCTCAAAGTTTTCAAGTAGAAGTCTTATATCGTCCTCTAAAACTTGAGCATTGTCTGGATCAGCCTGTTCAAATAGACTATCTTCCACAGAACTACCTAATAATGACTCGAAAAAACGTTCACCGACTCTAGTTCTCACTAAATTCGTTACCGCTCTCTTGATTGCGTTCTCATTTGTGAACACGGCAATGTCATCCGTTACAGGATGACGGTTAAATGTCAAACTGATATCCTTAAAAGCGGGAGATGTTCTACTATTGATATCAATTTTTGCCATTATTCACTCAAATTTTGTTTTCTTTTTTTGTCATTAGCGTCATCACCAACAACTTCACGCAAAATTGTCTCATCTTCTTCTGGTTTTTCAATAAAACCATCCTTAAAACCGCCAAATGGAGTATTTTTTAACTTCATTATAGACAAATATACTATTCAAATTCTATTTAGACACAAAAAAAGACCCTTTTGAGGGGTCTTTGTTTATTTTGTGGTATTTTTTAGCCAGCAGCGAGTGGAGATTGACCAGTATTAGCGTTTGCGGCAGCCTTTTTGCGTGCTTGAGCGCTTACATCATACTGTCCTTTTACACTACCACCTTTAAAACCAGCACTTTCTACGTTATGGGGAGCTAATTTAGGATCTGAATCTGCCATCTTTAACCTTTTTCTTTTTATTTATCGATTTGAGCTCTTAATCTATCTGGAGAAATACCTTCATTCAAGTAAAAATTCAATCTTTCTCTTGCCTGATCTTTGTCTAGACCCACATCTCTCTTAGGATCGTTGACACACCAACCTGATGTGCCTAATTCTACAACCCTATACCTTGTTTTTTCTTCTGTCATCTTAAATAATCCTTGTTTTTTCGTGACCAACACGGATTTTTGGATCAATCCAGATTTCCATACCCGCTTCTTTAGCATCTAAACAGAA